TACCGAAGACCGCAGCGTATCCAGTGAATTCGCCAGTCAGCTCATCGATCGTCTTGAGCTCAGTCGGGATATTCAGAACTTTTGTGGACATGAAATCCGCCATACAGGGCGGATATATCCATGACAATAGTTATTTGTTCTCAAGCTGCTCGAGCTTATTATCCACGTTAAGTCGCCAGAGATTCATCTCGTCCATCCAGTCACCACGCTCACGCTGTTCCGTCATGGCCGAGGCGAGGTCGTCTCGATATTGGCGTGATTCTAACTGCCAGTCTGTTCGTGTGAAACGGTCGCGTGTTCCGTCAGACACCTCTTGTTTCAATTCGGCTAATGCCGCCGTGTTGCCTTCAATATCTTTGCGGATCAATTGTCTCTCAGTATTTCCATTAGACGTAGAGTTAATCAGCCATGCCATCCCGGCGGTGATTATCGTGAGGAATAGTTTGTTCACATTTTCACTGGACAAGAACGTATTTTTCTCCTCTGCTTGACGAGCGACTCGCTCTTCGGCTATAGCTTTAGCGATCATCTGACTCAGTTGTTCCTGTGCGTTCATCATGCTGGCTCATACACTTCTTGGCAACGACAATTGATTCGATTAGATGCCGATGCCTTTGGATCCCCCGGTCCGACGATGCGTTCGCCCCCGACAAGGTATTTCTGGTTCATCTTACGTCGCTGACCATCTGCCCTCGCATGGGCAGGACGGGTCCGCTGGCCTTCAGCGGATAGCCAGACTTTGACTAGCGTGAGTCCGGTGGCCTCGGCGCTCGCTCGGCTGCCTGCTTGGGAGGCTGTATGGGCTTCCGTTCTCGCAATGCGTTCCGCTTGATATCTCTGAAGCTTGGCTTCTTGACGAACATAATCCGCGATCTCTCTATTGCTTCGGCCCTCAGCATTACCGATTATCCGGCGGAACGTGTCTTTGAATGTCTCTGTCACAGTCACGGCACTAGCGAGTGAGTATTCTCGGTAGAATTTCTCGATGGTCTTTCGATAAATATCTCTGAACGATTTCTGTTCGCCTTGGAGATAGTCTGCTTCATAGGCTCCGAAGACTAGTGCCGTGCGGACCCCGTTCTTGTAGATTAATCCCTGCATGTTTTTCTGGTATCGGCGGAGGGCGGGGAGGAGTGCGTCAACGCTAGATAGAGAGCGCGGGATAGACCGGATGAATATGTTCTGGACTCGGACACACTCTCTCGTCCACTGCCTCTCTTCTTTCCGGAGCAGTTTGTTCTTGCGAATACGGTGTGATCTGCGGAGTCGGCGATTCATCAGCCGTCGACTAGTTCGCCGAGGATAAAATAGCCGACAATCCAGCACGGAATAATAAGCAGACCTGCCCATCCGTGCTCTAGGCAAGCGGCGACAATTCCGAGAAACAGGCCGATGACCGTTGCTGTGAATGAGAACTGTGCGAGAATAATCATCCCATGCGCGGTCGGATCTCGGCCGAGCAGGATCAACAGAGAGATGACCGCCATGATTGCAGACGGCACGGCGAACCAGATTGTCAGCGCGTTCTCAAACATAGCGTTCTCCTGATAGTGGACCGGGACAGCGAGGCCCTGCCCCGGCCCGTTCGTTACTCGCCGCGAAGGCGGGCGATGAGTTCTTCTTTGTTGCCGGACGTCGGCAGGTCGGCGTCCTCAAGACGCTCGCGAAGCTCTTCATTGGTGAGCTCGTCAAGACCGTCACCCGGTTCAGGCACGTTCGCACCAGTGGTCGCCGCCGGATTGTCAATGTCGACGATAGGATGCACTTCATCATCCCTCAGCCGTCGCGCCATGCTGGGATCGACATCGGTATCGACGACGACTTCGATGTCACGATAGGCCGGGTTCTGCTTCGCGAATTCTTCCGCGTCAATACCCGGCGGAAGTTCTCGCTCGTCCGGAATCATCTCAGTAGAGTGTCGGCTCAGGGGTTTGGTGAATTTGACCCGCATGGGTTACTCCTCTTCGTCGTCAGTGGGATCATCCGGCTCCGGACCTCCCGGTTCAAAGCCAAGCTCATCGATCGGCGTCAGCCCGCTCGGCACAAGGAAGACGTCCGTTTCTTCAATCTCACTGTGAGGACCGAAGCCCAGCTCTGCTCGTTTCTCGTCAACTGACAAGAACGTCGAGCCATTCACGCGGTCCCACTTGGCTTCTCGCTCTACACTCAGTGCGTCGATCCGGTCTTCATTATACGTCAGTCGGAATTCATCGCCGTAGATTGGGGCGAGCCAGTTCTCTATCTTCTGTGCAGCGATGCGGACCAGAGGAATGACCGTGTCACGATAGAAGGCACGGTTCGCTTCCACATAGTTGGAATAAGTGTTGTCTCCGGGGATGCCGAGGAGCATGGGCGGAACACCGAATCCGAGAGCGATGGCGCGGGCGGTCTCCCGCTGTTGCTCCGTGAAATTGAGCTCTTTCATATCCATGGACATGGATATCCAGTCTAGGTCTCCCTCTAGCAAGAGCGGACGGCCCGTGTTCTTGACGCCGACGTAATGTTTCTCAATCTGGTCTTTCAGCGCCTGCTTCTGCTCCAGAGTCAGCCGTCCGTCGTTGCCGTTGTCCTTGCTGACCTTGAGCGCACCGGATGGGCGGGCGCTATTCTGCAGAAGACGCTTGCTGTATTCAGTTGAATCATTGTGATTGTCGATGGAGTAAGCAGCGGCTTCAACCGGGGCCATCCCGTAATGATCATTGAGCGGGTGGAACATCCGGAAATGTGCAATCTCAAAGAATGCGCCATATTCTTTCGGCATATCCCATCGGGTCGTGTGCTGACCGATCCTGTATTCGTAGGCCGTCGGCCATCCCCGTGGTCCGGGAATGAGCTTCATGCGGTCTGGGCGAAGAGCATATATCTCCTCGAGTTCTCCATCCAGCGTGACTCCTTCGAGATACCCATTGCCGCTCAACTGAGCGTGGGAATAGAAGGCGGTCATCATCTCCTCGCCCGTGTGGATCGGAGAAGGGCGGCGGAGGCGAGTTAGAGCCGGGTGCTCTGGATCCTCCTTATCGCCGATGAACACCTGCCACGGAATAGACGCCGCCGCCGTAGCGATCTTGCGGACACAAGCATAGGCGACAACATTTCGGAGATACGCCTCGTTCGCGAGCTTATCGTATTGCCGAGGAGTCCATTGGACCTGCCCCATCCCCACGTTCGCAATCGCGCTTGCCGTGGCCGAGGCTTTCTTTTCCCACGGCCATCTCATAGAGAAGTCAGCCCGGCGACCAGCGTCTGCGTCTCGTTCATATAATGAAGTCCCCAGACCAGAGCATCCACGCGGTCGGGGCTATAGCCCTTCTTACTCGCGTCAAAGTCTGTGGTGAAATCTAGCATCTGATCCTCTAGCTTCCCCATATGTCCGACATGGATAACCCGGCCCTGTTCGTAGAGTCCGGAGATAGGCTCAGCCCGAGAAACTTTGCCCCGAGTAGCATGGACCTTTTTCAGCGAAAAGTTCTTTTTTGTCTCATGAGTCTGGAGCGCGGTTCGGATAGTAGATATCACCATGTCGCCACCATTGTTCACCTCTGCGACAATGACATCGGCGTCCCATTTGTCGGCGGCTGTTATTCCTCTTGCAGCCCAGCCCAGCGGACTGAGACCCTGACAACTTGCGTCCTCCAGAACGATGAACTGCTCATATCCGTTGGCGTCTCGTTGAGCCAGTCTCCCGACCACGACGATTCCGCATTCATCCGCTTTCTCTCCTGACGTAGCAGGTGGATCAATGGCGACTGCGATCCTGTCCAGAGCAGGGATCGACTCGCCGAGGCCAAGGCGAATAATCATGCCGTCCTTCCAAAGCGCGAACGGGTTATCGCTGAGGATCTTACCGTGAAGTTCCTGCTCGCCCAGCCGCGTTCCTTCATATTTCTTGCGGACCTTGGCGAGGAACGTATCTGCGAGGTTCTCAGCATTATCGTAGGTCGTTGCCCGACTGATGAGCGTATCCTCGCTCTGAGCTAGCTCACGAATCAACTGAACAGGGCGCGGGGTGGTGGTCACGAGACACTGAGGGTTCTCTCCTAAACGGAGGCAGAACATCAACATGTCCCAAGTATCCATCATATGCTGCCAAGCGCAAACCTCGTCAGCCCATGCGCGGTGAAACTGCGGACCCCGAAGGCGGTCAGGTTTCTCTGCGCTGAACCCTCTCGCCATTGAGCCATTTGTGAGGGTGAGTATCATCTCCCCCTTATTCCAATTCTGTATAAGGCCCTCAGGCATACAAGCGAGCAGCCCACTCTCCCCCTCGAACATCGTATGTCGGGTGTCTGACTGTGTCGGGCCGATTAACGCCATGATGTGACCAGGATTATCCTCCAGATACATCCACGTGTCTTCAGCCCCGGCCCGTGTCTTGCCGGAGCCTCGGCCAGCGAGCATGAGCCAACAGAAATATGAGAGAGTCGCCGGGGAGCGTTGATAGGGCTTCGCTAAATGATTGAGCCAGCGCTCGCGGCCGATGAGACTATTCAGCTCCGGTATGGAGAGCTGAGCAACCTCTGCGACCATCTGTGCATCGCTAATGACCCCCACGGTCGTAGATCTCCTCTTCCTCCTCAGCGGTCGGTTTCTGGCGACCCGTGATTAGTTCCGTCAACGCGGCGGCCAGTTCTCTCCGACTTTCGTTTTCCTCAGGGTCAGTAACCTTCTCGACAGACTTGAGCTTCGGCGTCAGGTATTGGGCCGCGTCCGCATTCGCTTGTCGCCTGAGAGCCGCCGGGTTTCGTTTATCGATACCGGCCATAGCGAGCTGAGAGACCGCGCAATAGTCCGTCTCAATCGGCTGAGCTTCTTCCTCAGACAACCCGGCTTCCAGATCAGCCTTGCGCCGCATCTCCGTGAACTCTTGCACTGTTCGCCTGACGCGATCAGTCAGTTCTTTCTTGTTCTTATTCGGCGTTCCTTTTTGGCGACCGCCTCGGCGTTCACCCGGCTTGGAGCCGTTGTTCTTTCTTCCATCATTGCAGGGCATTCAGTCCCTCTTTGCTAACATTGCTAATTCAGCAAAGAGCTAGCAGGGCCGGGGGAGGGTGACAACCCCTGACCTATTGGAACGCAGTTGTCTGCCAATGGCTTCTCAACCAAAGTTTAAGCACCGTGCGGCCTAGAACGCTATTGGCAACCCTATTGGAACTGCCCGCAAGCCAATAGTCTAATAGCGTATGTGCGTATCTTATGAACAATTTACTCCCCCGCCACCCTACCGAATTAATCTGGGTTAACGTTTTTGATATTGAGCTATTGAGAGAACCACCCCTACCAATAGCCCTACCAATAGGGTTTAAGCCCTTGTTGTTGTTCAACATTTGTATCAAAGCTATTGAGCTATTGGCATTTTGGCAAAAAATGTTGCGCAATGTTGCCTCGCGCGTGCGCGCGCGTAAGGGGCTTGCCAAGCCAATATTCTTCCGCTAGGCATAGGGTGTTGAACAGCCAAAGGAGGCCCCTATGAAGAACCTTGACACCCTCTCTGTCGCAGAAGTCCAGATGGTCGCAGCGAACGTGACACCCGACCACCCGACCCCGAACGACGCGAGGCATTTCGCCCAGATCTGCATCTCACGTGGGCTGGACCATGCAGACATCACCCTCGCGGCCCTGCGCATGGAACAGATCCCCACGGTGGAGCGCCTTGTAGGAAAACCCATCTACCGTCACGTTCCCAAGCCGATAATCACTCCCCCGTCGCCCTCCGCCCAGAAACGAGTGAAGTCCGACCCCCGCATTATTCGCCTGCTGCAACCCCACAACCCGAAACAGCCCGGCTCTAAGTCTCATGCCCGCTACGCCCTCTATCAGGACGGGATGCGTGTGGACGAGTATGTGCGGGCCGGGGGCGTGACCGCTGACCTCTCATGGGACATGAAGCGTGAATACATAAGGATTGAAAATGGCGACGAAGCATAGAGTCGAAGGCGTCATAATAGACCAGAACGCCCCGAAAGGTCAGAGAACGCTATACACCCTCACTGCGAACTGCACGGGGTCCGAGCGCTCGCAGGAGAAGGCCATTGATCGAATCCACCCATCGCTCTGTGACAAAGCTCGCAGACTTGCTTCAGAGCGTCCCGGCCGAAAGGTCCATATCTGCTATTTCTACAAGAAATCCACCTACCTCAAAGGAGTCACACCATGACTGAACTCTCGCCCGTCGCGGCCGTCGCCGCATTTCACCTAGCCTTCGGCCACCCGGCCCCGCTGGAGCCGAATCTCGACAACACCCCCCTCAACAACCTCCGCAAGCGCCTGATTATCGAAGAAGCCG